GGATATGGGCATAATATATTCATCAATCGCCTTTATGTGGAAGAAACCATAAAGTATGATTACAAAGTATTTGAAAAAGTATTAAATAAAATAGATTATGAAATATCTCTATCCGATGATGCTAAAGATATTTTACAATATATTTTGTCACGAGAATGGGAAGATGTTGAAACTAATTGGATACCGAGATTTTCATATATAAAAATGGTATATGCAACTAAAGGATGGGCAGGGAATAGGATTATAAATAGCTGGAACGAAATAAAGTTATGGTGGCAAAATTCTAATAAAGATCAATTTTGCATGGAGGTATGAAAATGGAAGAATTACTTTCTGCAATATCAAAAAGTGGATTTGATTCTTTAGATGAATTCAATGGATTAGTTTGTAAAGTTGATTTAAGTACAAATATAGTTATAAGTAAATATAAAGAATGGCAATATAAAGATGGCACTAAAAATGGTTTATTAAAATTATTAGGGCAAAATAATGGGTAGAAAACCCGGCACTAAATTATCCCAAGAGCAAAAAGACAAGATGCGAATAGGACGGATACAAAAGCGGAATAAGCCTATTGAAGTAAAAGTATATGAAAAGCCTGTATTGAAAATATCTAGGCATTGGGGAACTGGCTTTGATTTTTGGCCTGCCATGCGAAATATACTTAGGCCATTGCATCGATATGACGAATGCCGAAAGCTTGAAAGGGCAATTGTCAATAACGATATTTGGCAAAATAAGGAGGAAATTATAAAAATACTGGAAAATAGTTTTGTTGTGGAATATAAAAAATTGAAGAAAGAATGTATATAATATAGATTGATAGGAGGATAATATGAAAACTTATGCTTTTGTTGCTTTTATTATCAGTACATTTTTTCTTGGAATGGTAGTGGCGAGTAATATAGAATATTGTAGAAATCATAAAAAGGATAAATTTACTATATATTTAATGTCAATTGGTTTTATATGTTTTGGTTATCTTGTAGCAATTAATTATTTTAATTAAGGAGTAAATGATGATGGAAATGAATGGCCAGATGGTAAAGTATTACATGGACGTAAAGGAAAACGATCCGACAAATCACAAGATCCATAGTTATGTAAATGAGCAATATTTCTATAAGGGGCTCGAGCGGGCAAAGGTAGAAAAGCTGTTTATCGATGAAAATGGCAGGGTTGATCTATTTGGCCTTGTGCAATTTCTTTGGGGAGCTTTTGCCGATGGCAGAATTGTAGCATTGCCAAATCACGAATGCCGAAAGGCAGTAACAGAATATATTACTAAGATCACTTCATGTAGTAATAAGCAAGTAGAAGGATTGGCAGAAAAGATTATTGAGACAAAACCAAAGACGCCAAGGAAGAGTAGGGCAAAGCCGAAGGTAGAAGCAATAGAAAATAGTAGTCCAATAGAGTCTGTTTAATCCTCTTTACATCTTATCGAAAGGAGTATATATTATATGTATGGAATAGTTATGGCAGTAACTAATCTAAAACTTTGCACGGAGGAAATAGAGCCATTAGTGAAGCGAATAGGAACGTGCATTCCTATGAAGGCCTGCCAGCCCGCTTCATTAATGGCTTTTTATTTAACAAATATTTATGAAAAAAAAACTTTATGGGATTATTTATAGAGCTAGAAATGTTATGAATAACAAAGTGTATATTGGACAAACTATAAAGACACTACGTGAAAGAAAAAAAGAACATATATTTAGTGCTCTTTATGGAATAGACACTTATTTTTATTCAGCAATAAAAAAATATGGCAAAGAAAATTTCAAATGGAAAGTAATAGAAAAAATCTATAATAAAAAACAATTAGATAATAAAGAAAAATATTGGATCAGATTTTATAAAAGTAATAATAGCGAATATGGTTATAATTTAACTTCAGGTGGAAAATCTGGAGGACATCTTAATGAAAGTACAAGAAACAAAATAGGTTCTCGTCATAAGGGTAAAATAGTTTCTGAAGAAACAAGAACAAAAATGAGTTTAGCACAAAAAGGCAGAATAATTTCTGAAGAGACTAGAAAGAAAATGAGTTTATCTAGAATAGGAACGCATAGAAGTCCTGAATGTTGTAAAAATATTAGTGAAGGTAAAAAAGCGAAACATTTAGTCAATTCCCCAGAAAGAAGAAAACAAATAAGTGAATTTAATAAAGGCAAACATTTATCAGAAGAAACTAAAAAGAAAATAAGTCTTGCAAACACAGGAAGAAAGTTCCCACCTGAATTTGGAGAAAAAATATCAAAAGCGAATAAAGGTAGAAAATTATCAAAAGAACAAATAGAATTTTTAAGGAAAATAAATACCGGAAAGCATCATTCAGAAGAAACAAAAAGAAAAATTGGATTAAAATCGAGTATAAACAATAAAGGTAATAAATATCGTTTAGGATATATAACACCTGAGGAAACCAAAAGAAAAATAAGCAAATCTAATACTGGTAAAAAACATAAAGAAAGTTTTCCTGGAAGTTTTAATTTATCCGCAAAAAATAGATGGGCAAAAAGAAGAGAAAATAATTGGAAAATGTCAGATGAAACAAGAAAAAAGCACAGTGAAGCTACAAAAAGATATTATGAAAATAAACGGATAGAAGCAAAAAAAAGGAAGAACAATGAAAATTGATCTTCCAAATATATTCAAACAATACGGAATAAAATATCAAATAGGGGATAATGGTTGGATAAATATTTGTTGTCCAAATTGCAATGATACTAAATATCACGGAGGGTTTAATCTAAATGAATTTTACTATAATTGTTGGCGATGTGGTGGAATAAATGCTAAAGATATTTTACAAAAAATACTAGGTTTATCTTATAATACCTTAAATACTTTATTGAGTGAAAATACTACTGATAAAATAATATTACACAAATTAAATAAAAAGCAGAATAGAAAAGATATTGAATTACCCGGATATCCATTAAATGAAAGAGAAAGAAAATATTTAATAAACCGGAATTTCGATCCTGATTATCTAATTGATACCTATAAAATACAAGGCGGTGGAATAATAGGGGAATGGAATTTCAGAATTATTGTCCCGGTTTTTTGCCAAAATAAATTAGTTACTTTTTTAGGAAGAACAATTGTAAATAACGAAGTTAGATATAGAAACTTGAAATCAGATAAAGCATTAATTTCAAATAAAAAAATATTGTATAATTTGGATAATTGTAATAGTGATTATATAATAGTAGTTGAAGGCCCATTTGATTGTTGGAGATTAGGTCCTGATAATGTTTCTTGTTCTTTCGGTATTGAAATTACTCCAGAGCAAATAAATCTATTGGCCAAGCGATATAAAAAAGTAATATTTTTATTTGATAACGAGAAACAGGCGCAGGATCGAGCGAAAAAATATGGTTCTGAATTATCTTCATTGGGTGTGGAGGTGGAAATATTCAACCCTGAATTTGAACATGATCCTGGTGATTATACTTTGGAAGAAGAATCGGCAGTAAGGAGGGAATTGTGTTTATTACAATAAAAAAAGAAGATGTTAATGACGATTATTGGAATTATATGATTGGTAAAGAATATGAATTAAATGATTATTTGGATGGACCATATGGGGATCAATTTAATAATGAAACCATAATTATTTTAACATCAGCAATAAAAACATTGTTAAAATGAAATCACCTAAATCATCCTGCGAAATGTCAAATAAATTATTGCAAGAATGTTTTGCGAAGATACCAGGCTTTATGCTTCGTAATCATTCCGTAACCACATCATCTATTTATTGCAAAATGCCAGATGGCTATAGTTTGCGTATTGGCGATCATAAAGGACGAGAAAAGTATTCATATAAATATAACCTTGATCCAAATATAAAAAGAAAGGGTTATTGGAAAAAGGAATATAATAAAATAAATAAGCGTGATTATTGGAGATATTATACAGGGAATGTGGATGATTTGATTGAAACATTGAATAGCAGAAAATGGAATAAGGAGATGGCAAAATGAACCTTTTGTTTTGGGAAGATAAAGAGTCTGATTTTATAAATGAATTAGGCATCAAATGGTGGATAGACCATGATACTATGAAGTTTTCAAAATTAAATAGTAAATATCAAATTTTCGTAATTAAAAATAATGATAACATTACAAGAGTAATTACAGATAATGAAAAGCAAGAAATAATTTACGAATCTCAACAATTAGAGGCTATTGGAGCATTTTGCGATGTATTGAATTTTATGGAAACTGATAAATATAAGAATGGCTAAACTAAAATATCTTCCTTATCAAAAAGAATATATCAAATTTGTCGAAGAGCATAATGGCTATGCTATTAATGGATCAAAATGCGGTGTAGGCAAAACAATAGAAACAATAGGCACAATGGATATTAGTTATCCAGGAAAATATGTAATCATTTGCACTAAGTCAATGAAGTATAAATGGGCACGAGAAATCAAAAAATGGACAGGTAACGATTCATATATAATTACTGGAGAAAAAGAATATAGTTTACCTAAAAACTATAATTACTATATTATCAATTATCATATATTAGGTAGAGAAAATATTTCAGATAGAAAGAAAGAAAATAAACGAAAGGCATTATTTGATAAAAAAGAACTATTAAGAAAACAGGAGGAAGGATCAAACTATAAAAAGCATAGATATAAAAAAAGTATAGTTAGATTAGAGGGATGGTTTAGAGAACTAGCTAAATTAGATATTACAGGTATCGTTCCAGATGAAGCGCATAAATTTGGAAACCCAAAAGCTATATGGACAATGTGCTTGAATGAAATGATGAAAGAAATAAAACCCAAAGTATTTTTACCCTTATCAGGAACCTTAACAAGAAAATATCCCAAAAAACTATGGACTATTTTACATTTAACCGCACCTAAATTATTCCCTAAAGAGTATTCTTTTTATTGGCGTTATTGCGGGCCTTCAATTGGGTATAAAGGTGGATGGGAATTTAACGGATCGAGTAATGAAAAAGAATTGCATCAAAAATTAAAAAAAATAATGGTAATGCAAGAAAAGTTTAGGAAAGAACCAATATTTAATGTAGTTCCATTAGAGTTAAATAAATTAGAAGAAAAAAATTATATTAACATAAGTAACGAATTAAAAGAATTATTAAGACATAACAAAAGTAAATTAGAAATAAAAAATAGTTTTAGTAAATTAAAACGATTAGCGTATTTAGCCAAAAGAAACGCGTTATTTGTATGGATAGATGAATATTTAGAAGATCATGATAAATTGGTAGTTTCCGTTTGGCACAAAAACGTTATGGATGATTTATATACTAAATATAAAACTATTGCAGTAAAAATAGATGGGTCCGTTGCTACTGACGCAAAAAGACAAGAAGCCGAGGATAAATTTCAAACCGATAAAAAAGTTAAATTGATTTTTATCCAAACAGAGGCAGGAGGCGAAGGACTAACATTGTCAGTAAGTGAAGGAATAGCAATAGTCGAAATACCTGATACGCCAGGACAATTGATTCAAGTATTATCAAGAATAGATAGACCAGGACAAAAGGCAGAAAGAGCAATGATATATTTCCCATTTGCCAATGGAACTATTGAAAATATAGTGGCAGATAGGATAGAAGAAAGTTTCAGGTCAATGTCGATGATACTTGACGGCAAGGAATCGAAGGGGATTTTTAATTATAGTTTCGACGAAATACTTATGAAAAATCTTACATAAAAATTGAAAGATAGTATATAATATAGATAGGAGGGTGAAATGGATTATCCTAAAGAATGGATAGATGAAATTGATAATATAAAAGTATTAAGCTTATCAGGAGATTTGATTTTATATTATGATAAACATCCAGATGAATTAAAGGCAAAATTAAAAGATGAAGAAACTAGATGGGCTGGATATGATGGCAATTTACCAAATAAAGAAATAACTTGTGCAAGTATTTGTATATTTGATTCTAATACAGAAAGATATTCAGATACATCAGTATATAAAAATAAAAAGGGATATTGGTTTAAGAAAGCTGGAAAGAAATATTATTTTAATATAGATTTTTTAGATAAACTAGAATGAAATATATAGTCAAGGTTCCCAAGTATCTATCTGATTTTCAATTTACCTATTATATCAAGCGCATTACCAATTACAAAAAATTATGGAATGGCGTCAATTTATGCTTAGATATTGAACATGCCCATAGATATTGTTCTGAAAGCACGGCGCAAAAAGCATCGATAGCCTATAATGGGGAGGTGGTAATTATATGAATAAATATAAATGGATTACTTATAATGATAATACAAATAGGCATATTGGTATTTTATCTAATGTATATATTTTTGATTGTAGAAACATGAAATTAAGTATTATTGAAAAAATTAAATATGGTGTTCTAAAATGAAATATTCATTTGGTACGATCAAAGACGGCAGAAGGAAGGATATATTTTCCATAATCATTTTCAGCTTTCCAATATTTTCATATTTCATTATTGATTTCAGAAAGGATGTAAAATATTTTGCCAATGAATCGATGAAAGTAGGATTTTTATATATTCTAGGTTTTCATGTTTTTACTAAGGAAGTAAAATAATGGATAGGCCATCAGTTGAACAAGTTGCATGGGTATTTAATAAAATATGTGAAAATGCCGGAAAAGGAACATTTAGATATTTAATTTATGATGTAATGGGATTTGAAAGTAGGGATTATGAAACTCTATATAGAGCTGGTGGAATGTCAATAAATAATGCTATGGATATTGCCATAAATGAAAAGAATATTATTTATAGATTATTCTGGAAACTATTCAAGAAGATACCTTGAAAGAATATATTGGTTCATATTGGTATATGCCAGAACATAAACACAAGGAATATGAATTAGCAGTTTATCTATATGATACTAAAGAAGAAATGATTGAAGACAATAAACTATTAAAAGGATCGTTTGGGTTGTTTGTTCCTGCGAGTCAAAATAGTTCGTATATCGGTAGTGTAAAATTGGCTAAAGATGCCTTGACGATTGATACAATAGTTCACGAATGTTGTCATGCCGCAATTGAAACTTGTTATCATATGGGAAAATGTTTTTCCAAACGTTATGAAGAAACAATAGTTGGAATTACCGGATTATATTCAAAAGCATTGATAGAAAAATTGAAGGATAAAATATTATGGTGAAAGTAAAACAAACTACTTTTTATCCGGGTGGTAATTGTTTATCGGCTTGCTTCGCTTCTATATTTGAAAAAGATATAAATGATATTCCTGATTTTATTGGTATGAAGGATTTTTGGGATCAAGTAATAGAATATTTAGATAGTATTGGATATGAATATAATGGATTGATAAGATTTAATAAAGAATATGATAGATATATAAAGGATGGGTATTATATTGTTATGGGAAAATCAGAACGCGGATGCAATCATGTTTGTATTTATAAAGAAAGTAAATTAGTATTCGATCCCCATCCTAGTGATTTAGGTTTAATGTGCGAAGATTGGATTTTAGATATAGTTAAACAAAATGAATAAAGATAGATTAAAAATATATATTATGTTCGATGGCAGATGTGCTTATTGTGGAGATAAATTGAAAAGTAATTTTCATATAGATCATGTTAATCCTAAATATAAAGGTGGAATCAATAGTAAGGAAAATTTATATCCTGCTTGTCCTCGATGTAATATCAGAAAATCGGTCTTTACTATTGAACAATTTAGACACGAAATATCTGAACAAGTGAATAGGCTTAGAAGAAATTCAAATCAATTTAGATTGGCCGAATCGTTTAATCAAATTTACGTAACAAATTATCCGGTAGTATTCTGGTTTGAAAAATATAATGAGGGAAACTTTTGACTCGTACAACCATAAAGACAGACCAGGAAGTAAATCTCCTCATTTACATGATAGTAAATGACAGGTTTCTAAATGAAATAGTCCCTATGTTTCGCACTCAATACATGAAGACATCATATTCAAAACTTATATCGTCATGGATTTTAGAATTTTACAACGAATATCATTGTTCGCCAAAAAAGCACATCCAGGATTTATACATTACTAAATATAAATTATTGCAAGACGAGGATAGTGAAGATACAGATAATATAAAATTATTCCTTTCCAATTTATCAAAGAAATGGGAAACATATACAGAATCAACCAATATAGATTTTGTCTTGATTGAATCGCAAAATTACTTGAAAATTAGATCGGGTGAATTATTAAAAGAAAAATTAGACGATGCAATTTTATCCAATGATTATACGAAAATGGAAAATTGCATTGCACAATATAAAAGGGTTGAAAAGCCTACAGGCCAAGGTATTGATTTATTGCATGATCATAATAAAATATTAGAAGCATTGACAAAAGAACATAATGAAATAATTACCTTTCCTGGAGCCGTAGGAACAATCATCCCTCCAATTTGCCGTGGCGACTTTATGTCATTTTTTGGACCCGCCAAGCGCGGAAAATCGTTTTTTTTATGGTGGGCATCAGAGATAGCGATGGGCCAAGGGAACAAAGTTATTTATATTCCTCTAGAAATGAATGATACAGCAATAATAAAACGTTGCTGGCCATCTATCACAGGACAGCCATTATATAAGCGCACTATTCATTCGGCACATTTTGAACCTAATGAGGACGGTAAATATTCAATAGAGCAAGATGAAAAAGAAATGGATAGTGTCAATTTAGAAAATATAGAGGATATGCAAAAGAAATTAAGGAGGCTATACAGAAAAGGCAGGATAAAAATAATTCCCATGATTGCTTGTACAGTCCAAGCCATTGAAAGTCTCTGCGATAATTTATATTATTATGAAAACTTTATTCCTGATACCATCATCATCGATTATGCCGATTATATGGAACCCGGCAAGAAATATACAGACAACAGGGATAGGATAAACACCATCTGGAAAGGGTTACGGGATTTTGCCAATGAGAGGAACGTGGCAGTAATCACGGCAAGCCATACGGAAAAGAAAACATTTGAAAGCGATATAAAAACTTCTCAGGCTTCTGAGGATATAAGGAAAATAAACCATGTCACATTGGCAGTGAGTTTGAATGCCACTGATAAGGAAAATTCAAATAACATAATTAGGCTAGGAATGATGGAAGTAAGGGAAGGTAGGCATATAACGGATCAGGCTGTTTGTCTGCAATGCCTGGATCTAGGAAGGCCATGCATTGATTCAAAAATGGCCAAGGATGTTTCAGGATATGACAAGAAAATTGAAGAAAAACATACCTACAAGCGCAGCAATTCTTGAAAGATGATGTATAATGATAGTATGGGTAAACGAAAAGAAATAATCATTAAAATGGATATCAATAGTCGGGAATGGAAAGATAAAATGGAAAGATTGAATAAGGAATTGGATGAACGGGATGGTGATAATAGACGATCATGGGGAAAAGAAACTTTTTATGATAAAGGATTATATCCCGAACCTTCAAAGAGGAAATAATATTTTGAATAACGATGAACAATCACCAAAACAAAAACCTCTAATCATTCATGGTGGGGCCCCTATAACTTCTCAAAAACAAATGCAAAAATATAATAAAAAAATACCTGTATTGATTCCATTTGATATGATCCCAAAAAATAAAAAAATAGAATGGCAAAAATGGTTTAATTATTTATTCATTGATTCAGGTGCATTTTCAGTATCACAAAATAATGCATCTATAAATCTAAAAAAATACATTAATTTTATAAAAGACAATGAAGATAAAATAAGCAATTATGCTTCATTAGATGTGGTAGGAGATGGTGAAACTTCTTTACATAATTGGAAAGTAATGAGAAAAGCTGGATTATTGCCTATTCCTGTTTTTCATGATGGAGAAAATTTTGATATATTAAAAGAATATACAGATAATTGTTCATATATCGGATTGGGTGCAGTAGCATATAAATCAAATAAAAGCAGAGTCATATTTTTTGATAAGGTTTTTTCTATGTTCCCTGATAGAACTAAAGTAGGATTTCATGGATTCGGAGTAATGGATTTAGGGTTGTTACAAAGATATCCATGGAAAAGCATAGACTCTTCTTCTGTTACAACTATTGCAAGGTTTGGCGGCATAATTATTGGAAATAAATTATTAAAATTAGCAATATCAAAAAGAGTTAATCAAGAATCTGTAAGAAAATGGCACTCAGAATATAATGAACAATATGTAAAAAATGAATTCATAAAATATGGATGGAATTATGAATTAGCTAGAGAAGGTACACAAGAAGGATTATTTGAAAGGCAATTTTTTAATTTAGATACAGTTAATGAATATGCAAAAATACCTAATGTGTTTAATCCTGTTTTAAGAGTAAATACTTTATTTTAAGGGGGCAAGGTTAATCAGCGGTTCGTAGAATCCCGCTAATCAAAAACAAAGGATTGAATTATGGAAAACGTGAACAAAGAAAAACTGTTGCCAATGATTACTGGAGCTTTTGTAGGTATTTTGATTTTATCAAATATCCTCGCTGCTAAGATGGTGCAGATTGGGCCTTTTGTGTTTGATGGGGGGACATTGCTTTTTCCTCTATCATATATTTTTGGCGATTGCCTTACCGAAGTATATGGGTATAAAGCATCGAGAAAAGTTATATGGACGGGTTTTGCTATGATTATTTTAATGGCAGTCAATATCTGGATTATTGGTTATTTGCCTGCTGAAAAATCATGGGTGTTTCAAGATTCATATAACAATATTTTAATGATGGTGCCGAGAATTGTACTAGCATCTTTATGCGGATTTTTTGCTGGGGAATTTTCTAATTCATTTGTACTTTCTAAAATGAAAGTATTAACCAATGGGAAACATTTATGGATGCGTACTATCGGGTCTACAGTGGTTGGGGAATTTGTTGATAGTCTTTTATTTGTAATGATTGCTTTCTTAGGGCTATACCCTACTTCAGTTTTAATTGTCATGGCAATATCAAATTATCTTTTCAAGACATTTATTGAAGTTGTTTTCACTCCTATTACATATGCAGTGATCAGATTCATGAAAAAGCAAGAAGGAATTGATACTTTTGATACAGGATATAAATCAAAAGATTATAATCCTTTTGTTCTAAAATAATAAAAGATAGTATATAATATGTATGAGGGTGATTGAAAAACATTGCCTTCATACATAATTTTATAAAGGAGAAAATAATACTTAATGCAACTGAATAAAAATGATTTTCTTTCTGCAATGAAAAAGGCCATGCCGGGCGTAGAATCCTCCAATACCATTTTACAAGGTGCTGATACGTTCATTTTCCATGATGGCTTCATCCATACCTACAATGATACCATTTCAGTATCAGTGCATTTTCCCATCACCAACAAGGCAGGCGAAAACATCTCTGCCGCAATCAAGGCAAAAGATTTCTATGATCTTATTTCTCGCTATGAAGGCGATACCATTTCAATCATTCTTAAAAGCGATATGTGGATCATCAAGTCAGAAAATGCTAGGGCTGAATTGACTCTGCTTGAAAATAATCTTATCGAACGTATCCAAGGATTGAAAATTGACAACAAACAACTGAAAAAGATTCCAGAAAGGTTTTTTGAGGGTTTGGCAATATGCAATTTCAAGTCACAATCCCAGATATCCGGTGTCTATTGTGTAGATAAAAATATTATTGCCACTGACAACCTGAAAGTGAATTATTATACTTTGGATGATGATATTATTACTTCATTTTGGATTAATGATGATTCTGTAACTGAATTACTTAAATTACAGAATCCTATAAAGTATTATGTTAGTGATTCATGGGTGCATTTCCAGACAGAGGATAAGACTATTTTTTCCATAAAGCGATTGAATCAGGAAAATTATCCATATAGTAAAATCATAGAATTTGTAGAAAGTCATAAAAAGGAAAAGGGCGATATTACTAACGAGCTTCCAAATAAATTGATCGATGCAGTGAACAGGGCAGCGGCACTTAGCCAGAATATAGAAAGTTTTGATACGGTCAAATTGACATTCACCAAGGATCATATAGAAGTATTCAGCCAAAGGCCGAGCGGGAAATATACGGAAAATGTCCCATGGGAAAAGCCATTCAAGAAGGATATTTCGCCAATAAGCATTTATGTGGATTATTCAATGATACAGAATGGGATTAAATATTCTAAAAGTTTCTATCTGAAAAATACTACGGTGAGTGATAAAATTAAAACCAGGGTTGTGTTCGTTTCGGAGTTTGGAATTCAGCTTATCTCAACATTCGATGGAGGAGAATAATTAAAAATCTTTATGTAAAAAAAGAAATTATAAATAACTCAACTTTATATCAAGGTGATTGTCTGGAAGTAATGAAAATTATTCCCGATAAAAGTATTGATATGATTTTATGTGATTTACCATACGGGACAACTGTTTGTAAATGGGATGTAATTATTCCATTTAAGCCTTTATGGGAACAATATAAAAGGATAATAAAAGATAAAGGATGTATTGCCTTATTCGGATCAGAACCGTTTAGCTCTTATTTACGATTATCAAATATTAAAGAATTTAGATATGATTGGATATGGAAGAAAAACGAAGCTACCGGAGGAATGAATTGTAATAAAATGCCTTTATTAGACTATGAAACAATATCAATATTTTATAAAAAATTATCTTTATATAATCCACAATTAACAAAAGGTTGTTCGTATAAAATAAAAAGAAACAAACCATCATTAGATTCGGTATATGGTAAAACTGGAACAAAAAACAATTTTGTTTCTAATAATGAAGGCATAAGATTCCCACAAAGAATAGTTAAATTTGATGTGCAAAGAGGATTACATCCAACACAAAAACCAATAAATTTATTATCTTATTTAGTTAAAACATATACAAAAGAAAACGAAACTATATTAGATAATTGTATGGGAAGTGGAAGTACAATAGTTACTTGTAATTATATAGATAGAAAATCAATAGGGATTGAAATGGATAGGGATATTTATGAATTAGCTATTAAAAGGATAAAGAATCCTGAACAGATAATAAAAGAAAAGAAAAATAAATATTCATTATTCGGGGATATTTAATGCCTAAAGATTTTATCCATCTTCATGTCCACAATGAATATTCCTTGCTCGATGGATTTGGAACCGCCAAGAATTATGCTAAAAAGATAATAGAAAATAATCAGATAGGAATGGCACTAACCAATCATTCAAATATTGATGGCAATATAAAGTTCCAGAACGAGTTTATTTCAAATGGCCTTATTCCTATTCATGGATGCGAATTTTATATAGTCAATGATATTAAAGATCATACAAAAGGGGAGAAGCGTTCCCATTTACTTGCTTTGGTGAAAAATGATATTGGTTGGACTAATATTCTACAAATGCTTACTATTGCCAATCTTGAAGGACAATATTACAGACCGCGCATATCACCAGAAATATTATTGAAACATTGCGAAGGATTGATAATTTCAACCGCCTGCACTGCCTCATTTATAAAAGAAAAATGGGGTATTAAACTATTAAAGGATTTATATAAACAAATAGGTAATGATCTATATACAGAGGTGATGCCACATAATATTCAAGAGCAAATTGAAATAAATAAATTAGCTATAAAATATTCAGAAGCACTGGGAATAAAAACAATTGCCACTAATGATTGCCATTATATTTCCTCTGATGATGCAAAGGCGCAAGAAGTATTATTGGCAATCCAGACAAAAAAGAAATGGTCAGATCCCGATAGATGGCGATTTGAAGTTGAAGGATTATATGCAAAAACCTACGATAAAATGTTTAATGCTTTCGAGAAACAAAAACAATTTGATGATGAACAAATAGAAGATTATTTGAATAATACCATGGAAGTATTCAATAAATGTAAGGGTTTTAGGATAACCGAAAGAAAAGTACAATTGCCTAAAACACCTGAACTGGCAAAATATAAAGGAACGGCAGAAGATTTATTATGGTCTAAATGTATATATGGATTTCAAAATAAAATAGCTAATAATGAAACTAAAAAAGCAAAAAAAGTAATTTACAAAAATAGAATGATGGAAGAATTAGAACTAATTAAAAAACAAGGATTTTGTGAATACTTTTTAATTGTCGAAGAAGTGATTGAATGGTGTAAGAAGAATAATATAATGACAGGGCCAGGACGAGGAAGTGCAGGCGGTTCATTAGTTTGCTATTTGATTGGAATAACCAAGATCGATCCTATTGAATTTAATTTACTTTTTTCTAGGTTTATATCTCCTGATAGAATAGACCTTCCCGATATTGATAATGATTTCCAGGACGATAAACGACAATTAGTCATAGAACATTTCAAGAATACCTATGGTGAGGATCATGTTGCTTGCGTTTCTACTTTTATGTCAATGAAAGGTCGAGGGGCATTACGAGATGTTTCAAGGGTATTTGATATCCCATTGAATGATGTAAATATTGCGGCAGATATCATTGAAGAATCGGAAGATGACAATTGTTCTATTGAAGAGTCATTTAATAATTTTGATGAAGGAATCAGATTCAAGAAGAAATATCCAGAAGTTGTAAAAATAGCCTCTAAACTTGAAGGACAGATTCGCGGGAAAGGAATGCACGCGGCCGCAGTAGTAATTTCTAATGATGATTTAAGAAATGGTGATAAAGTATATTTGCAAAAGACTTCAAATAAAAACGAATTAGTGGTCAATTGGGATAAATACGATATTGAATTTGAAGGCTTGATGAAGCTGGATATTCTAGGAATAAATGCGCTAACGGTATTAAATGAAGCTAGAGAATTGATTAAAATAAATAGTGGAAAAGATATTGTTTATGAAGATATTGAATTGAATGATCCTAAGATATTCAAGGAATTTTCTAAAGGGAATAATACTGGAGTGTTCCAATTTGGTACATATGGATTAAAAAAACTTTGTCAAGAAATGGGTATCGAAACATTTATGCATTTATCTGATGCCAATGCTTTATGCAGACCTGGTACGGCGCATAGTGGACTAACCGATTTATATATTCAAAGAAAACACGGGAAGAAAATACCTAAGCAAAATACTATAATTGAAAAAATTACTAAAGACACTTATGGAATTATTTTATATCAAGAACAATTGATGCAGATTGCCAATGAAGTAGGTGGTCTTGATTGGAAAACTACAGATAAAATTAGAAAGGTAGTGGCAAAAAGCAAGGGAAGTGAAGAGTTTCTAAAATATAAAAAAGTATTTGCTAATGGGTGCGTAAAGAATAAAACATTAAATAAAGATGAAGCTGAAAAATTATGGGATGATTTGGCTACATTCGGTTCATATTCTTTCAATAAAAGTCATAGTGTTGCTTATTCTGTGATATCATATTGGTGCATGTTTCTAAAAGCATATTACCCATTAGAATTTATTTGTGCTTCATTGACTTGTGGTTCTGATAAAAGTAAATCTGATATGATTGAAAATGCTTTAAGGAAAGATTATGATATCAGACCGCCTAAAATTGGAAAATCAGATAGCAAAAAATGGATAGTGAAAAATGATGTAATGTATTGTCCATTCATTGAAATTAAAGGATTCGGTGAAAGCACCGCCAAGGAAGTTGCCAATAGAAAATCAAAAGTTAATAATGGATTTTTTGATATTGATAGCAATATAGGAAAGAAAACAAAGGCCGATGATATATTATCTATTATTGGCGCATATAAGGATTGCGAAGTGACTAGCGAACAGAATAATAAATTGAAACAATATTTTGATTTCAGTTTCAAATAAGGAGGAAATAAATGATTGAACGCGATTCTTTCGATGGTGATATTTATGAAGTGTCGTGTGATTATTGCTCCGAGGATATCGAGATCGATTCCGGTGGCGATTGGCAAGATATGATTAATGAAATAAAAGAAGATGGTTGGTTAATAGGAAAAGTAAATGATGAATGGAAACATATGTGCCCTGAATGCAAAAAGAATCATAAGGAATTAAAATGAAAATAATTGCCCATGAAAACAATGAAATATTATATGGACAAGATATGCAATGTTTCAAAGGGCTCCCAGCCAATATTGAATTTGATGCAAAAGTATTCAAATGGGAAAATGATATGCCAACTGAAATAGTTTTAGAATCTTATGGATATGGACAATTAATTCCCTATGATAATAAATCATACGGAAATGGGAAAATATATGTTTATCTAAGTCATATGAAAGAAAAAGATGGATTAAATGTTATTAAAAAAGTAAAAGAAGAAATTATGATATGAACTACCTAAAAATAACTAAACAGCAAGCCTATTATCTAGGCATTACCATGTGGGGATATCTGTATAATTTCCCTGAAATTGAGTATAAATATAAATTACCTAGAAAACTATATTCAATAATCAAACAATTATATTATTGGTGCCCATGTTGCGCGGTATATAATAAACATGACGGAACCAGGAATTGCCCTGGATGCCCATTAGAAAATAATTGCATCGAAGGTGAGCATTTATATAAAACATGGTCGGAGACTACAAATATAAAAGTAAGAAAAGCATATGCCAAAAAGATATTGGATAGAATAATCGAAGGAGGATATTAAATTAATAAATTGAATAATTATCATAATCAAGAATTTGAAAAATGTTGTAGTATTTGTGTTAATGTAATTAGACCATCATATCCGTTTGATTGGAAGTGCAAACTCAATAATCATCCTAATGCTAAAATACAATGGTATGGATTATGTGATAAATACGAAAAAGATCATTCGTGGGATAAAAAATAAATGTATACAAAAGATCAATCAAACAATATCATCAGGCGATGTGCAAAGGTACGAGGAAAGGAATGGTGCTTATTGAAATTGGCCGAGGAATGCTCCGAATTATCATCAAGCATTCTACAATATTTGACCAAGAATGATTCCGAGATAAATATACAAAATGAAATGGGCGATGTTGAGATAGCAATAGATATATTGAAAATTATATATAGTAATAAGATTATAGATGTTTCAAAGCAAAATAAGTTGGGAAAAATAGATGCAAAAAATAATGAAATAATTCGTAAAGTTAGTATATAATATATTGAAAGGAGAAATAAATGAATAGTTTGAACAGCATTCTTATCGAAGGTAAATTGATTGCCGATCCCGTTAAAAATGATGTTGGATGTGCTTTCACAATCACTTCTGATAGATTCTATAAAGATGATGAAGTATTGGTAAAAGAAGTTTCATATTTTATGGTTGAAGCATTTGGAAGATTAGCCGACGTCTGTATGAATGAATTAAAAAGGAATCGCGGGGTAAGGGTAGTTGGCAGAATTAAACAATTATCAATTGATAGCAGAATGACTATTATTGCCGAACATGTAGAATTCAAGCCTATTATTAAGGATAATAAATAGATGTCTAGTTTATATGTTCGCTATAGACCAACTACTTTTGAAGAAATGGTCGGCAATGAATCTGCCATCGCATCATTGCAAAAATCCATAACCAAAAAGAATCATTCTCATGTGTATCTATTATCAGGCCCTAGTGGATGCGGCAAAACCACTGTTGCTAGAATAATGGCAAAAACCATTTTAGGCGCTAGTGATATCTGTATAAATGAAATTAATTCATCATCAGATAGGGGCATCGATACTGCCAGAGAAATAATTCAGCAAATGCGCTATAGTCCTTCGGATGGAAATTGTACTATATTTATTCTTGATGAGGCTCACAAACTAAACAATAATTTTATGAATGCCATGCTTAAAAGTCTTGAAGATGTTCCAGAATATTGTTATTTTTTCATTTGTACCACTGAGCCTTCTAAAATAATTACTACTATTCGCAATCGTGCTACAGAAATAAAATTCAAATCGTTAAAAGTTGAAGAATTAATTGAAGTAATCAAGCGAGTATGTAAACTAGAAAAAGTTACTATTGATAATGATGTTATAGAAACTATTGCAGAAAAGGCCGATGGTTCACCTAGGAAATCATTAGTATTGCTAGAAAGAATTATTAATAGTACAGAAAAAGAACAAAAAGCAATTTTATCAGAAAGTGTAGACAATGAAGATATAGAAATTATAGAATTAGCTAGGGCATTATTGGCAAAAAAACCGTGGAATGAAGTGAATAAGATATTATCTAAATTAAAGGAAAATAATAAATTAGATGATGCCGAAACAGTTAGATATATTATTTTAGGATATATGTCGGCAGTATTGTTGAAGAGCGCGAATAAGCAAGCGGCCATTGTCATGGATGCCTTCAGGGAAAATACATTCAATACCGGAAAATTTGGAATTATTTTAGCAAGTTTCGAGTCAATAATTTAGTTTAATGATATATAATATAGATAGGAGGATAAAATGACCTTACAGCAATGCAAGACAATAAAGCCAGGCACCATTATAAAATCAGAAAATGGTTCTATTGCAATTGTTGAAAGTTCATCAAATAAATTCCCCAATTCATTTTGTGGATGGTGTATAAAAGAATATGGAAATGAATTATATATTAGATATGAAAGATGGAATATCTGTACTAAAGAAGAAATCGAGAACATTTATAACAATGCTATTTTAGCAATTAAGTGATTAATCTTTCCCGTATGGGATAGATATATAATTTCAAGGAGATTCTAATGGCTAGTGTACGTGATCTTGTAGAGGCTGGACTGGATGAGGGACTTGTAAAGCAGGCGGTGGATGCGGCTGGATTCGAGCGCAAGCGTGGGCGCGGTGGACTTAATCTCGATGCGAAGGGCGTTGCGAAGGTACTCAAGACCTATATTGCACTTCTTGCCAAGCTCACCACCAAGGCATCCAAGGTAAATCCTGATAAGTTTACCTATGACGATGATGAGGCCGCTGCCCCGAAGGCCAAGGCCGAGAAGAGGCCAGCGCCTAAGGCCAAGAAGGCAAAGCCCGCCGACGATGAGGAAGATGACGATGAGCCCGAGACCGATGACCAGGATGATGAGGTCGAGGAAGCCGACGACGAGGAAGAGGACGAGTAATTAAACAAAACCATGTAAAAATATTTCTTTTTTATAAGGATAATTTATGAATAATAGTTACGAAGAATATTTAAGGATGGTTCAATCATTTAACGAATTATGGAATAATTACCAAGAAACAAGAAAATTATTAATTCCAGAAATAGAATTTAATATGTTTACTAAGGGTTGGTTAAATCAATGTAATTATAAAGGCTATAATTATTATCGTTGTAATGATGGACAAATATTAGTTAGCAATTTAAATTAAATAAGGAGAAACAATGACTAGAGATTTTGAATCAGATGTAAAATTCAATAAATACAAGCTTGAAGATGAATGCGAAAAGCACGCAAGCGTCTATTGGTATTGGGCTGATAAACTTGCCAAGGCAAAGAATAATTTAGGCGATAGCGAAGATGCTTATAAGCTTGTATCGGCACAAAGGGAAATGTTCATTAGGCAGAATTGGAATGAGTCATGGGGTAAGCAGACAGAGGCAGGGGTAAAGGCACAACTGGAAGGAGATGAGGAATATCTATCTGCCAAGGAAGCTATCAGAAATAATCAGCATGAAGTAAATACTCTTATTGCCGCTGTATCTGCGATGGAGCATAGACGCGACATGCTGAAATGTGAAAAGGAACTATTGATCGGCGGATTTTATGCTTCGCCCGATATGAATAAAAAGGATAGTACAAAGTCAGTTGATAGGGAAATTAACAAGAAGTTGAACAAAAAATGAAATCAAAAACTATTAAAGCTATAATTAGAAATAAAATCGATTCTTGGTTGGATAGTATTGAAGATGAAACTGTAAAAGATTTGGCCTCAAAAAATACTATTGTAACTGGTGGTTGTATTGCTTCAATGTTACTAAAAGAAAAAGTAAATGATTATGATTTATATTTCAAAAACAAAGAAACTGTAAAGGCATTGGCAGAATATTATATTACCAGATTTAAGGTAAAAAATAGAAGTGGAATAGAATGTAATATTTCTGTTTGGGATGAAAATGATAGGATAAAAATAGTAATTAAATCTGCCGGTATCGCTAGTGAAGATGGGACTAAAAAGCCTTATGAATATTTTGAATCATCAGCAGAAGGTGAAGCGTCTAAATATGTATCTGATATTATGCAAGATTCTGAAAAGATAGAAGATACTTATGAAGAAACAGAAAATAAAGCATTAGAAGTAGAGGAGGAAGGAAAAGAAAAATATCGACCTGTTTTTATGTCTACTAATGCAATTACATTAAGTAATAAAGTTCAATTAGTATTGCGTTTTTATGGCGAACCAGAACAGATACATGAAAATTATGATTTTGTTCATTGTACTAATTATTGGAAGAGTTGGGATAGTGAATTAATACTAAATCCAAAAGCATTAGAAGCATTATTAGCTAAAGAATTAATTTATGTTGGTTCTAAATATCCAGTCTGTTCTATTTTTAGAATGCGAAAATTTATTAATCGCGGATATACTATAAACGCTGGTCAAATAGTAAAAATGTGTATGCAGATTTCGGCTTTAGATTTAACTGATATAAAAGTATTAGAGGATCAACTAACTGGAGTAGATTGTGCTTATTTTCTGGAGGTAATTAGCAAACTAAAAGATAATGACCCTGAAAAAATTAATTATGCTTATCTAGTAGAAGTTATTGATCGAATGTTCTAAAAAATTATTAAGGAGAATAAATGAAAAAGAACAGCCTGAAGGATCGCCTCAAGAAGGATTATGAATCAAAGGATCGTGGTGCTGGTTCCAGACCTTCTGCAATGGATTGGAAAAAGATTGACGATGTGAAGTTTTTCAAACCCAAGGAAGGGAAGAATATCATTGATATTGTTCCGTATATTATCAAGACAAAAAATGATCCTTTAGTCAAGACCGGGGATGCAAAGGTCGGCGATCAGTCATATATGCTTGATCTTTTCATACATAGCAATATCGGGCCAACGCAAGCATCAATCATCTGCCTGAAGGAAACATTCGGGAAGCCATGTCCGATCTGTGAACAGCGGCAGGCATTCTACAATGAGGGCAAGAAGGATGAAGCGGCGGTATTGAAGGCCAAGCGACAATGTTTTTATAATGTCAGGGATGTAAAGAATGCTTCTGATGAGATCCAAGTATTTAATATTTCACATTTCCTTTTCCAAAAGGAACTAATTGAGGAAGCCAAGGCATCGTCCGATGATGGTGGGATTGTGGATTTCGTTGATCTTGATGATGGCAAGAGCATTTCATTTAGGGCGGCAGAAACAGAATCTTTGATCAATGGAAAGACGGTGAAATTCCTTGAATACAAGTCATTTAGTTTCAAGGATAGGGAAGACCCGCTTGATGAGTCATGGGTAAAGAAGGCGGTTGCATTCGATGAACTGATGAAGCTCCATACCTATGATGAGGCTAAAAAGATTCTGTTCGGCGATGAGGACGAGGATACAGATTCAGACGATGATGAGGATGAGAAGCCAAAGGCCAAGGGAAAGACAAAGGGCCATCCAGTAGAGGATGATGAGGAAGAGGAAGATGTGGACGACGATGACGATTCAGACGATGAGGAAGATACCGACGAATCAGATGAAGATGAAGATGAGGAATCTGACGAAGATGATGAGGA